ATAGAACCGCGACAATCGAATATGAGAACAGAACATTGGAGGTCAAATGTCACTGACATTGCAAAACCCATTGAAAGACCCGTCGGCAGTATTGGATTATGCGTTCGACTGGACGGGATGGCTGGCAACCGGCGAGACAATCGCGGTTGATTCAGAGACAGGTGAAAAGCTGATTACTATCACAGCCGACACCGGCATCACCGTTGACAGTTGGACTGAAGACGACGGCAAAGTAATCGTCTGGCTGTCAGGCGGTACGGCTGGCATCAATTACAAGGTGGCGTGCCTGATTACAACGACCGCAGGACGAACCGACGAGCGAACAATCTGGATCAAGGTCACGAATAGATGAGCGGAACTGTACTGGCTATTGTCAGCGACACCCACGTTGGCTCTTCTACTGCGCTTGCACCGCTCGAATTCAGCGTGCATAACCGGAGCGACTTTGAAACACAAGTCACGCAGGCAAACAAGTTGCAGCGTTGGCTTTACGCGTGTTGGACGGATTACTGGAATCACGTGTTCAAACTGGCTAAGAAGAAGCGGCTGATTGTCGTGCATTGCGGCGATCTGGTTGACGGTATTCATCACGGAAGTCTGCAAGTCATGAATGAGGTCAGCGACCAGGTTGAGGCGTTTGAAGAGTTGATGATGCCGATTGTCGCAAAGGCAGACGCTTTCTACGGAATATTAGGCACTGCGCCGTCCCATGCTGGACAGGACGGCTCAACCGAGTCTATGCTCTACCGCGAGCTTGGGGCAATCGAATACGGGCATCACCTGACGCTCAGTATTGATGGCGTGATTCACGACTTCGCACACCACGGCAGAGCAGGGGCGAGACCGTGGACTTCGAACGCAGCAAACCTGGCGACGGAGGTTATTATGGATTATGCCGCCCAGGGCTTGCCTATCCCGAATTACATTTGGCGAGCTCACAACCATAGAATTGACGACTCAGGATCAAAGTTACCTGGCACACGTTCTATTTCCCTTCCAAGCTGGCAACTCAAGACCACCTACGGCTGGCGTGTAAGTGCCAATACCACGCGCTCAGACATCGGCGGTTATATCGTGGTTGACGGGCTTCTGGATGACAGCAAGTCCAGGTATAAGGGGCAGCCTGATCAGCGGAGGATTATTGTTGTATGACAGAATTTGAACTGCTTGAAGAACTCGCAAAAGAACTATCCCTGCCCGACATCGAAGACGACGAAGTCACGGCTCAACTGGTTGCAGATTACACAGGCTGTTCGTGGTCAACAGCCTCACGCGTGCTCAAAGACAAACTTGCCGCTGGTGAACTAACGGAGCGGCAGGTTCGTAACAAAAACGGCAGGATCGCAACTGCTTACAGGAAGGCGCGTTAGTATGCCGCTCTACGTCTACGAGTGCACCGCTTGCGGCAAGCGCTTCGAGTTCTTCCAGCACTACACCGACGACCCGATCACCGTGTGCCCTGACTGCCAAACGCCGACTTTGCGCAAAGTCTGGCAACCGACAGCAGTCGTGTTCAAGGGTGACGGGTGGTACACGACAGATTCACGGGGCTGACAGGTGCGCCCTGCGTGCTACGCTCCGGCAGGCAGGATACCCGCGTTCGATTCGCGGCAGCTCCACAACAGAACCGTCAACGCCTATCAACGATGCGTACCCCTGACGGTCAGAGCAACTATCCGGTGCAAGTCCGGAACAACCCCCACTCACACGGTGGGGGTTTTGCGTGCGGATGTGACAAATTACCCACAGAACAAGCGTTCTAACAATTACCGCCCACCTTGCGAGCGGCACAAAGCAGAGCGTGTAAGACAGTTATGCGCAAAACTTTTGAAAAATAAAAGTTTTGCGCATATTTATATGCTTTGGATTAGTATGTGTAGTGGTCACATAGCACGGCAGATCACTGGTTTTAAAGCACACCGCCCCTGGGGGGAGGGGCGGGGCTGACAGTGAGCGGACGCTTTTTGTCATTTGTTTTAAGCTTAATAGCTTGATTCGCATTCAAAGTATAACCGCAAAACCTAAAAAAGATAAATGTTAACATCTTGTTAAATCTGCCAAATTCACCCCGAAAACACTTGAAATATATAACGTTATATGCTATACTCTAATCAACAAGGACAAAGGAGAAACGAGATGAGCTACACCAAATACCACGAAATCGATGAAAACCCAGAAACCAACCAGCACTTGGCGGAGATCATGAATAGCCTTGTGACTAACGGATGGCAGGGCAGGCCATTGCTCGCAATCGGTGACCAGCTCGTCACTGGTTGCCACCGCATGACGGCTTGTGAACTCCTCGGAATTGAGCCAGAGGTTCATGAAGCAGAGATCACGCTTAATTGGGGTGATGACGACGACTGGATGTTGAGCGACCTGGCAAACGCCTCACGCAATGACATGTTGCTGTTAGCGATGGAGACCATGCTTGAGGCTGGTTATATCGACGAATATTCCGTTGAACTCATGAGAGCCGAAGAAGAAAATTAGAAGGATCCCAAAATGGAAAGCAAAGGCAAAGGTTACAAAAAAAACAAAAGCATGAGCGTCAACGCCTCTCTGGCTTATCTCAATGGCGAAATGCCCAAATCCAAGTGGACAAAGGCTGCGATCATCGAATTTTTAGAAAACGAAGACCGCCCCGACCTTGCCCAAAAAGCCCAAAGGCTGCCACTTTATGCCCTCATCACTTTCCTTTCCTGCGTCAGCTGGCACCACACCTCAAAATTTTTCAATCAGACCCGCTTCTGGGTTTTTGATACCGCTCGCTTCGAAGCGGCAGACCAATCTGAAATCGAGAAAATCATCACCGATTACAAAGCCAAGAATCCGGTAAAGTCAAAAGAAGAACGCGCGCAGGCAAGCCAGGCAGCCGCTCAGAGACGCCAGCAAAAAGCGGACGCGGCCGCGCTCAAACTCGCGCGCAGACGGATTGACCAGTTGGCACATATCGCGGGCATGCCGCCAAAAGCGAACCTGCTCAAATCCCTCAAATCCGGATCCATCACGCTGGCGGATGTCGAAGACCTTGCCAGAGAAGCCCTCAAAAACGAGATCGCGCCCTACCAACAGCAAAACGCGAAAATGCGGGCAGAGATGGGGTATCCGCCCATCGCCTATGACGACAATGCGACCTACAAAACCCTTAAAAAAATCTTCAATCTGTGAAGGAGACACCATGAGCAAATGCACCAAGTTCGGAGCGCCAACGCTCTACGGAGACCGCATGAAACAAACCGCCATCTACCTCCCAACCCACATGCTCGACTGGCTGAAATCGCAAGACGGCACAATGTCGGAGATCATCCGCAGGATAATCCAAAACGCGATGGACGAAGAGGGTAAACGCCATGACTAATCGCCTGCGTCCACTCCCTTTTGTCTAACTCACTTTGAAGCCACGAACCAAAATTTTTCATAGTTAGCAAAATCATAACAAACTCCTTTCGAACTCTGGTTAGCAATCCCTTGACTTTTGTGCGGAAGTGCTTATAATATAGTTAACTATCAAATCAGAAAAGGAGCAATATGTTTGACACGCAAGAAATCTATTTATCCCGATTAGAGCAGTACAAAAGCAACAACCCACCATGTCCGCATTGTGGGAGCGAACTAACCGCACTCAAAGTCATCATCAGCGAGCGCGGATTGTCGCCTGTCAACCGCACGTTCACGTGTCTCAAATGCCAGAAGGATTTCAAGCTCGACCCAATGGCAGACGATCCAAACATTCCGTTTTAGATTAGAGAGGAGCAGAAATGTTGGACCAATTGTTTGATTTCATAGTAGGTTGGGCAATTCTATGCATGCCGATGATGATCGGCGCACTTGTGACCGGCATCATCGAGACGATCCGAGAGCGGAGGGGAAGATGACCGTTTTACTCAATTTGACCTCACGAGACCCAGACGTATTCTACTGGCCGAAACCAAGCACGCACGGAATGCCGGTTGAGTATGCCAAAGTAAGAGGCGAAATAGAAACCTTGATCGCACGACATATAAGGCTCTGTGATGTTGAGCCGTTACCAATAACTGAATTAGAAGAATTAGACGACCAGATTCAGCAATTAGAAAAAGTCAAGACACGACTTTGGAACGAATGGCAACACTTAGAAACAGAAAAGGAGCTAACACAATGAACAAGTCAGAATCAATTCAGAACTTATCAGCAGCCTTGTCTAAGGCACAAGCGGAAATGCCTGCTATCAAGTTTGACAGCAAGAACCCGTTTCTCAAAAACGACTATGCCAGTTTAGGCGCAATCATAGCGGGAGCGCGACCCGTAATCGCGAAGCACGGCCTTTCGGTCAGTCAACTCACTTTTGGCGTAGACGGGGTGGCTGGCGTTGAAACCGTGCTAATGCACACATCCGGCGAATGGATCAGCAGTTCTATCTCAATGCCAGTCGGCGAAGAAAAGGGCAAATCCAGCGCGCAGGTTGCAGGATCAATCATAACATATTTGAGGCGCTATTCTCTCGCTTCAATACTCGGAATCTACTCGGACGAAGATGGTGACGGCAATAAGCCAGAGCCGGAGCGCAAGCCGAAATCACAACCGCGATCCAACGATGACATCATGACTATCGAACGCGCTATGGCTGTCGAGAACAGCGAAGGCGTGAAGTATGGCGACATTGCCAGTGACACTTTGCAGATGATGGTACTGGGTATCAACAAGGGCTTGAAGAACGGTGTGGACGATGAGAAACGCGCCGAATACCTGGAAAAGAAACAGGCTATCGGTGTCATTCTCAAAGCACGCGCTAACAAAGAAATATAGGCGCGGGTTTCCTCCTCCTTTTCCCGCGAGCCCGCCAGTCGGCTTTATAGGCTGGCAGAAAGAATGAGATGGACATTTACGAAAAAATTGAAAAATATTCAGACATCGGGTTCGGAATCGACCTGATTCATCAAGAAAAACAGGCGCTGATTGATGAAGTTTTGACGCCGGAAATCAAAGAAAAACTGGCAGAAATTGACGCAGAATTTGATCCAAAAATTGACGAACTTTCGCAACAAAAATCGATGCTGGAAGCTGAGATCAAGCAGGAGATTCTGGAAGCCGGCAGGACCATCAAAGGCACTTATCACAGCTTCGTATGGTCCAAGCCGCGCGTAAGCTGGGACACGAAAGCCCTGGACGGTTATGCCGCAGCGCATCCAGAAATCCAGCAATTCAGGATCGAGGGCTCACCGAGCGTTAGCGTGAGGAAAGCATGAACCAGATCAGGATCGAGAAGAGCAAGGTTTATCTTGACAAATGGCTTGTAGGTACGATCGTCAAGTCGTTCACAGAAAAGCGCTTTTTCGCCGCTGATGTGGATTACTGCTCACCGCTTGACGCTAATAACCTGCGTGACATAGCTGACAAATTAGACGCAATGAACGGGGTAAGCAATGAATCCGCGTGAGTACTACCACCTCAAGACCGCGCGAATAAGGAAATGTGAGATGGACAACAGAAAGTTTTGCTCATATTGCCAACGCTCAGACATGGATTTGAGCCGCTTTCCACCGCGCTACACCTGCACGCTATACAAGGAACGCATCAAGA